GGCGCAGGGTCAGGCGCCGCGTTCTGGTTATGTCACTTCCCGCGGCTGGTTCTCCCTTGACCCGGGTGACAACGTGATTGCTTTCTCAGCCCAGAACTACTCTTCCACGGCCTCTCTAACGATCTCGACTAAGCCAGCTTGGAGCTGATATGACAATCACATTCTTGGCCCCGGATGGGGTTGCAATCACGGCTCAGCAGGAGCGTCAGGCTCGCGCTGCGGGGCATGGTGGCGGTTCTGGGCGGCAGTTGGGTGGCAGGTCGGGTTTCCGTGTTGGCACTCCTTCTAACGTCCTTACAGCGTCTTCTACGACGTGGACGCTTGGCCCGTGCGCGGCGATGATCGACCCGGGTGCATCAACGCATCAGGGCATGTATGGGTGGTCAAGCGACTCGAACGTGACCGGCAGTGTGACGGCGGCTGATGCGACGTATGACCGTAAGGACATCGTCTACATTCAGGTGAACGACTCATCTGCTGGCGATGGTTCGGGCGCGCTGTCTGCCCCGGTCCTGTACCTGGCTGGCACTGCATCGGCCACACCTACTGCACCTTCTTTGCCGGCGCGGTCGTTCCTGGTGGGGACGATCACGGTCCCGAAGGCCGGCGGCGGCTCCCCCACGGTGCTACTGAACCCGGCTGTGTACGTCGCGGCGGGCGCCCCGTTGCCGGTGTTTTCGCAAGCTGAGCGTGACGCCTTAAGCAAATACGACGGGCTCACTGTTCGCCGCATGGACCTGATCGGCCGGCCAACGGAAACGTGGGACGGCGCGGACTGGGTTGGTGCGCTCCGGCACATGGAGTTCTACAACACGCAGGTAGGCGTTCCAAACAACACGCCTTTCGGCCCCTCGGTGATGACGCTCGACGGCGCTCGCAGCCGCTACCCGGGCATGATCACGAACACAACGAACGACCTCTTCACCCCGACGCAGACAGGCGTTTACACGTTCAGTTGGTACCAGGTTTGGACTGCCCCGCTCGGCCCAGGCCCTTGTTTTTTCGCCATTGATCGGGGCGGGGTGAGGTTGGCTGCTGAGCAGAAACCCTCAGCTTATGAGCATTCTTTCACTTTGCCGAACGTGTTTTTGAACGCGGGCGAGACGGTGAAGCTGATTTTCGTGCAGACGTCCGGCAATCCGATCACGATTGACCACCGGGTGCGGATCACGAAGCAGCCGTAAGTTTTGACGTGCGGCGACGGGGATAGCAGCCTCGTCGCCGCACTACCCACACGATCAGCCTGATTTAGGAGGCTTGCCCGCATGGGTGAAATACACGATACCCCGGAAGGGGAAATGCGGATGCGTGATATAAGCGCTAGGAAACGAGTGATGTTGGGGCGGAATATCACCCTTGCCGCGGGCATCTTATACGCCCTTTCACGGTCCATCTACTACACCACCATCCACCCCGGCTCGCTGTCTGGGGCGCAGGCTGTTATCACCGCTGACGGGCATTTGCTCGGGCTGTGGGGCGCAGCGTGGGGCATGGTCGCTACCCTGTGCATCTCGGACATGGTGAACCGTCACACACGGCACGGGCTATCCCTGCTTGTTGGCATCGCCGCAGTGTGGGGCATTAGCTACCTGATCATCTGGGCGATTGACGGGCTCCGGGACTTCTCGCTCGTGTCGTCAGCGATTGGCTGGCTTGGCCCCGCCGCGTTCATCCTCGGTTTCCTGCTGAAGGTCACGGCGTTGCAGGACATGATCCGCCGGCCTCGGGGGGCCGCGTGACTATCAATTGGGAGCAGATCGGCCCATACGTGATCCTCCCGGTCATGAGCCTTCTAGGGGCGTGGCTGGTGGCGAAGATCCAGCACAAGGGTAAGCCGGAAAACGCGCTCATTGACCAGTTGCAGGAGCAGCAGCTCGCGCAGGACAGGAAGCTGGCCCGCCTTGAAAAGCGCATTGTCGATTTTGAGGCCCGCGACGAGGTTTACATCCCCCATATCATTCGCCTGAATCTGCACATTGAGCAGGGCCTTGGGCCTCCCGCGCCGAAGATCCCCAAGGTGATCCAGGCATACATTGACCAGCAAGAAGAGGACTAGCTATGGGGTACACGCTTCAGGAGCAGTACACATCGAAGAATCAGGTGCCGGGCGCAAACGCTAACACTGTTTGGAATCGCGGGGTCCGCAAGGTCAGCAGCATCACGATCCACCACTGGGGCAACAAAGGCCAGCAGTTCGGTACGGTGAGGGACTTCCTGTGCACCAACAACGTACCCACATCAGCGCACTACGTTGTGCAGGACGGGCTTGTTGCGTGCATCGTCTCCCCCGATGATTGCGCGTTCCATGCTGGTAACGCTGAGGGGAACTCGCACAGCATTGGTATTGAGTGCCGGCCTGAGGCTACGGACGGCGACTACGCCACGATTGCGGAACTGATCCGGGACCTTCGCGGCATCTACGGGGACATTCCGCTAGTCCCGCATAAGTACTGGTACGCGACTGCGTGCCCCGGCGAATACGACCTTGCCCGGCTGGATTCCCTGGCGCGAGGCACCACGATCACAGTTCAAAGCGCAACCACGGAGGAAGACGACATGGCACTTTCGCAGGAAGACAAAGACCTGATCCAAGCGATGCATGATGTGACCCGCGGGTTCATTGTGGATCAGTCTCAGAAGCAGCACGAGGCGACCCGGAACCTTGCGCAGGCTATGCATGACGTTACGAGGGCGTATCTGAGGGACACGAACCAGGACGTTGAAGAGGTGACTCGTAAGGTGCTGGCAGACACGTTCGCCGCCGCCGCTACTGACCCGTCAGCGGTTGTGAGCATGATCCCTGGTGAGATTGTGCAGCAGGTTCTTGACGGTCTTACGGCTAGGCTTTCGGCGGCTGCGGCGGTGACGAAGTGAACATTCAGGATCCGGCTGTGCGCCGGTACGTGTACGGGGTTGTTCTGGCGTTGATCCCGGTGGCGCAACTGTTCCGGTTGATCCCGGAGGATTCGGTGCCGCTGATTATCAACGTGGTCACGGCGGTGCTTGGTATGGGTGTGGCTGGCCTGGCTTTGCCGAACACCCCGGACGGCAAGCACGAAGCGTAGTAACGACTAGGTTAGGTGGCTTTGATGGCGCTCTCATGGTTGGCCGTGAATGCGAATGATGGGAGCGTCATCACTGACCTGCCGGACCTGAAAGTAGATGGCGCTTTGAAGGCGACGCTGATGCGGTACGAATCGCAGACGGCGAGCCTGCCGACGTGGGATCCGACCGACCCGGATGTTGCGCCGCCGCCGAACTGGTTGAGTGCGACTAGGCCGGGCGCAACGTTCCTGGTGGCGTTGTCTGAGCCTGACGATACCGAGCCACGCGGCCTGCCCTTGTGGGGCGGCATGGTTGTCCGCCGTAACCGGAAGCCGGGCGGCGGCGTGAAAATGTCCCTCGTCACGGCTGAGGGCTACCTTGACCGGGTTTATGTCGGGGACATCAGCTTCACTGGGACGGCGCAGAATCAGATCGTCAAGAGCCTGACCGAGACTTACGCGAAGACCGGCACTAAGCGTGGCCTGCCGTTGCGGGTGGAGATCACTGGCGGCGACGGTGTTGCGCGGGACCGTGCCTACACTGACGCGGCGGACAAGACGCTCTACTCGGTCTTGTCTGACCTGTCAGGCGTCCTTGGCGGGCCTGAATGGACTATCCGCTGGGAATGGGTGGACGAACGCCGACTAGGACTCGTGCTGGCCGTTGGTGACCGCATCGGATCAGCCCCACCGGCAGGGCTTGGACCCGCGGCGCAGTTCTACCTTCCCGGCGCCGTTACTGACGCCGAACTAGTGGAAGGGTACGGATCGGGCGAGGGTGCTAACGACGTCATGGCCGTGTCATCCGGTACCGAGGGCGCACGCCCGCAATCACCGCATCAAACCAACGACACTGACCTGCGGCCACGGTTTGAATATCGCTGGTCGCCGTCAACATCCATCACCAACATTGACACGCTTACCGCCCACGCGCAGCGCGCACTCGCGGACATGAAGGACGGATCCTTGGCGCTAACCATCACAGCTAACCGGGAGGAAGCGCCGAAGCTTGGGCATGACTGGTTCCTTGGGGATGACATTGGGTTCAGTATTGACGCGCCCGAGTTCCCCGGCGGCATCTCGGGTACGGCCCGCTGCGTTGGCTGGGAAATAACCGACACGACCGTGACGCCACTTGTGGACGTAACCAACATTCAAGGAGTCTGATGGGTCAGCCAGGTTTACCGGGTAGCCAGTTTCCTTCTGAGGATGCCCTTGTGCGGCGGGTGCAGGATCTTGAACGGACTGTGCGGGAGTTGGGCGCCGCTAACCCGTTCGGCCCGATGGGTATCAAGCCGCTGGCGGGCGGTTTCGACGTTACCGGGACCATGGGGCTCCCAACTGGGATCATCCAGAACGACGCGCTGAGCGATCCCATCGTCATTAGCACGGCGGGCGTGAGTCAGAACAACTTCGCGGTCACGACGGCGGGTGATGTCTTCGCGTCGGCAACGGTGACGATCCCGGCAGGCTATACCCGCGCCGATATTCAATGCACCGTCGTGGCGGGCGCGATCAATGATACGTCCAGCGCGGACTATCTTTACGTTGCGTCGAGCATAAACGCTGTTGGCGGCACGGAGACGCCCCAAGCTGCGGCGGGCGCTGGCGGTTATTGCGCAGCGCCCGCTAACGGTATCCGAAGCTTGACGGGGCTTAGCGGCGGAACAATCACTGTTGGTTGCAGCATCCGGTCTGGCGTGGCTGGTTGGTCAGCGAACGCAAGCAACTTCGCCAATATGACGGCGCTTGTGTTCTTCCGCCGCTAACTACTTGAGGTAGCCGGGGCCTGCGAGGCGCGGCGTGGGCGGGGGGAGCTTGCCCGGCGCGGGCGCAACGGGCGCTGCTGTGGGTTCAGTCCATCGCGGCTGCTCAGCCACAGGGGCGGGCACGGGCGCAGGCGCCGGGGCAACATACACAGGGGCCGGGGCCGGTGCGGGAGCCACATAGACGGGCTGCGGTGCCACGTATACCGGGGCGGGCTCAGGTGCGGCCATGGTGGGCGTGGGCGGCTCGGCAACGACAACCTCGGACGGCGCTACCGGCTCGGCAACTACGGGGGCCGGCGCTTCGGTGGTGGGTTCGGGTGCGGGTGTGGTCACAACAGGCTCCTGGACGGGCGCGGCGGCCTCGGTGGTAACGACGATGGACGGTGTGGGTGCGGGCTGGTTGTCTGCGTTGGCTACGGCGAACCCGCCAAAAGCAATCGCTCCGACGATGAGTGTCGAGAGCCCCCCAA